TTCACCACGCTTGCAGTTACCTGCATCATGGCGGTCGACATCACCTGCGCCTTGGCGATGTCTCCGAGCTTACCGCTGAGACCCAGGAGCTTGCCGAAGCCCGACCCCAAGAGCTGCTGCTTGATGCCGGACTCGTTGAACAGCTGGTCGAAGGCGTTCTTGAAGCCCATCGAGAACAGCTGCTTGCCGAACGACTGGGCGAACTGCGTCCACACCCCCCGCTGGCGGTTCAGCGTGCCTTCGAGGGCGTTGGACAAGCCGTTCGACAGGTCGTCCTTGATGGTGTCGACCGTCTTCGACATCTCCTGCAGGTCTTGCAGCTGCCGATTGTAGGCTTGCAGGACTTTCTCGGCGTTGGCGAGCTCGTCGCCGCCGAGCCCCTCCTTCTTCAGTTCGGTGATCTGCTGCAACGTCTTGACGTCGGCGTCGCGGTAGGTGCCCATGATCTGCATCTGGGCGATTTCTTCCTGCTGCGACTGGACGATCGCGCCGATCGGGTTGCGGGCGGCGAGGGTCGATTCGTCGAGCTTGGCCTTCTCGCGGTTGAACTCGGCCTGGTCGATCGTGCCCTGCTTCAGGCGCTGGTCGAGGAGAGCGAGGTCGTCGCTGTACTTCTGGATGGCGGCCGCTTGCGAGTTCAGGGATTCGAACTGCTTGGCCGCGTTCTCGAGGAACTTCTGATTGGCCAGCGCGTCCTCGAGCTGCTTGGCCTGTTCCAGGTTGAGGCCCTGGTTCTTGATCGCATCGGCGACCTTCTGCTCGATCTCCAGCCGATCCTTGGCCGCCTGACCGAGCGCCGTGGCGGTCGCGGTCTGGTTGCGGATCTGCTCCATCTGCTTATTGAACTCGGCGGCGATCTTGGCTTGCTGGACGGCCTGGATCTCGCCGGTCAACTTCTGCCGGTCGGCGTTGGTGGCGTGCGGGTTCTTGTTCAGCTCCTCGATCGCCTTGGCGACCTCGACCTGGTCCTTCTGCGCCTTGGTGACCGCTTCGGCCGCCGCGAGCGCGTCCTTCCACTTCTCGTCGAGCTTGGTCATCGGATCAAGCTCGTCCTGCTTCGTCTTGACGATCTGCTTGAGGATCTCAAGCTCACGCTGGGCGTCCTCGACCGACTTGGCCCCGAGCGCGACCTTCAGTTCTTCCGGCGACGCCTTCTCGAGCGTGTTGAGCTGCTCCTGCAGCTTGGTCACCTCCTCCATCTTCTTCTGGTAGGAGTCGATGCCGGAAAGCTGGCCGGCGGCGTTGGCGAACAGGCTGGTGGGCGTCACCGCCGGAATCTGCAACGCCTTCTTCAGCGCCTCAGCGTTCTTGTCACCCCCCTCGCCTCCTTCGCCGCCCTCCTTCTTCTCGCCGCCCTCGCCGCCCTGGCCGGCGTAAACCTTCTGCTCATCGTAGCTCCTACCTACGCCGAAGCGGCTGAAGAAATTGTCGACTGCGCCCGCGCCCGGGATGTGCTGGTCGATCCAGGTGCCGAAATCGCCGTGGTAGTTCAGGCCCTTGATGAGCTCGTAGGCGAGCGCCAGCTGCGCCAGCTTGCCGAGCAAGCCGGTGATGGAGAAGCTGGTCGCTTTCACCACCGTCTCGGCGACGCCCAACTCACGGGCGACTGCGGCGAGTCCAGCCTCTGCGGCAAGCGACTTCTCTGCGACTTCCGTCTCCGCGGCCGCGGCGTGCTCCATGGACATCGCCATGCCCTCGGCCGCCTCGCAGGCTACTTCCTCAGCCGCCTTGAAGAGCAGGACGGTCCTGATGAGGCCGCCGAGCAAACCGCCCGAGCGGGTGAAGACGCCGACGCCGGTCTCCATGACCTCCATCAGGAACTTCCACGCGACGCCGGCGGCAATGAACATCGGCCCGGCGATGACGATGGTGGAGATGATGGTCTTGACCGTCGGGTTGAGCTTGTTGAAGCTGTCAGTCAGCGCTTCGATCTCGTGCGCGCCTGCATTGACGATCTGGAAGAACACCGGCGCGGCTGCCTGACCGATCGACTCCATGAAGTTGTCGATCGCCATCGTCGCCTCATGGAAGGCTGCGGCCAGCAACTCCCCGTATTTGGCGTTCTGTGCGTCGAGCGCGCCCTTGCTGTTCTCCTCGGCCGCCTTTTCCTTCTCGGAGAGCGAGTCGACCTGCTTGGCGAGGGCGACGATGGTCGTCTCCATCTGTCGGCCGCCGAGCCCGAACTGCTTCAAGAAGTCCTGCACCGAGCCGCCGGACGCCTGCAGATCGCGGACGGCCTTCAGGAACTGGTTCAGCGCCTCGGCCGGATGCTCCTCGGCCAGCTTCTTGAACTCCTCCTCCGTCATCCCGGTCGAAGCGGCGAGCGTCCTCAACCCCTGCCCGCCCTGTTCGGCGAGATCGGCGATGCGGGTCATGGTCTCGCCGACCGCCATCGAGGCGCGGCCCGCGCGCAAGCCCAAGTCCTCGACGGAGGACGCCAGACTTAGGACTTCGGGGATGGAGAGTTTCATCCCCGCTGTCATCATGGTCAGCATCTCGGACGCGCGCATCAGGCCCTCGGCCCCGCCCTTGGTCTTATCAGCCAGGTAGGCGAAGATGTCGCCGAACTCCTTGGCCCCCTCCTGCACCTGACCTGTGGCGGCGAGGATCTGGCTCATCCCGTCAGTGATCGCCCCCGTCGACGCGCCGGTGACGGTCGCCAGCTTGCTGACGGTTTCGGTGAAGCCGGCGATGCCTTCCGCCCCTTGGACGCCGAGCTGCGCCGCGCTCTTGGCGATCGCCGCCACCTGCTCGTTCGTCTGATTCAGGCTGTGGGCGGCGAGGCCCTCGATCTTCTCCTGCATCTCGCCGAGTTCGGCGGAGGTCAGGTTGGCGGCCTGCTGCAGCCGGGTGAGCGCCACCTCCATCTCCGACCAGGCCCCGAGGGTCTTTTCGGTGAGTTCGGTGGTCGCCCAGATGGCGGAGAAGGCTTCGGCGGCTTCCTGGGCGGTGCCAATCAGCTTCTTGAGCGAAGCCTCATGCTCCTCCGCCCCTTCGGCGGCGTGCTCGTGGGCTTCCCCGGCGGATTCGACGGATGAAGCGAACGACTTCAAGACGCTGGACGCTTGGTCCTGCATCTTGAGAATGAAGTTCAGCTCACCTGATCCCGCCATGGTGCTTTGCCCGTCGTTCGCGCTCCTGATCCATCTGCGCCTTGTCCGCTTCCGCGTTCACGGCGTCGAGGATCTGAAATAGCTCCATCGCCCGGTTCGACTGGTCCAAGACCGAGCCGCCCTGCGGCAGATGGCCCTTCTTCCAGAGGCCGTAGAACATGAGCATGCGGCTCCATTCCCTCGGTCTCTCTTTCAAATCCTGACGAGGACAGGCGTAGCTCTCCTCGTCGTCCACGGTCATCGGCAGTCTGGCGGGGTTGTGCCAGAGCCACCAATTCCCGTGCTGGTCGGGGCGGGCTCCTGCGGTCTTCGGGAGGACTTTCTCCCTATAAGCTTCGCACCCCCACTCGACCTGCTTCTTGCACCCCACACATTGGCGTTCGGGCATCAACCGGATTGCGGTGACGCCCCGCCTCAGTTTTTTTCTTCGGCCTTCGTTACTTCCGAGATCGACTTGACCTTGTCGGCGAGTTCCGCGACCAGGCGGACGCCGAGCATGTTCATGATCCGGTCTTCGACCACGTCGTAGGGACGACCGTTGACCGACGCCTTCTGCGTTTTGAAGATGATTGCATTGCCCTTGGCGTCGGCGAAATTGTCGAGGCCGGCGAGGCCGTGCCGGACCGTCTCGATATTCGTCTGGTTGACGCGGGTGTGAATGCCGACTTCCTGAGAGCCAGGAGCGCCGCGGAGGACCGAGGCGTTGTCGTAGATGTGCCCCATCAGGAACACGTCGAGCGGCTTCAGCTTGAAGACGGTCGCCCCCTCGGCGATGACGTCCTTGCCGTTCTCTTTCGTCTTGGCGGGATCGAGGTCCGACACATAGTCCACGGTGTCGTGCGTGGTCATCGCGACCAATGCCATATCTGCCTCCTTCGGCTGCTGGCGAAAACTCGCGGACCGTACTTCAAATTGCAGTTGACTTCAATCCGCGATGTTCTGTTTGTAGTCCGAGTGAGCGTAGTGCTCGCCGTTGATGTCCTCGGTCTTGTCGGCGTCGACCACATGGACGCGCGCCGGCGCGAACCGCTTGGCGATGGCGTGCGCGGCCTGAAAGGTCAGCTTGGCGGCCAGGACGCGGCCCAGAGTGCCGTCCCGATCCGCCTTCTGAACCACATAGACCTTGCAGCTATAGGCCACAGCTTACCCCAGAGAGTTCGAGTCCTCATCGCCGCTGCGAAAGTAGGCGTCGATGTCGTGGGAGAGCTGCGGCTTATTCCCCGCCAACTCCAGTACACCCCAAGTGTTCTTCTTCAGGTCGGTCGCGGGGTCGAACTTGTTCTTGATCAGGATCTCCCAGCGGTCGACGTAGGCGCGCTTGGCCTTCTGGCCGTGCCAGCCGTGCTCGATGGTGCCGGCGAGCGAGCCGACATGGCCGGCGATCTGCGGGTACATGCGACCCTGCCACTGGTAGAGCGGAGCCTTGTAGCCGCCCGTCATGCCGCCGTGGATCGAATCGCCGACCTTGCCGATCAGGGCGAGGGCCATGTGATGGTCGGCAGCGCCGAGCGCCGCGATCTCGATCAGCCCGCCGCCCCACTCGAGCGCCTGGCGGGTGTAGGCCCAGGCGTAGCCGGGATGGCCGAACTCATAGCCGCCGACCGCGTTCGGCCCCTGATGGATGCCGGTCGCGCCCTTGGCGTAGAACAGGTTGGCGAAGGAGCGGTGCGTGGCGAGGTGCTCGCCCTTCGGCCCGAGGTCATAGCAATAGGCCCACGGCTGGATGACATGGAAATGCTGCAGCGCGTCGAGCGTCGCGAGCGCCCATTTCGGGTCGCGGAAGGTGACGTCGGCGTCGATCGTGGCGATGTACTTGGCGTTGCTGGGGAGCCGCTGGATGCCGAGGTTGAGGAGGTTCTCCTTGATCCACACCTTGTGTACGCCGGTCGCCTTCACCCGGACGTGGTTGACCTTCGGGTTGATCGAGATCTCCGGGTCGTGGTCGCCGTAGGAGCACTCGACGGTCGTCAGCTGGACCCCGGAATCGAGCATGTGCTGCTCGAAGGCGTTGTACAGGGCGATCCTCGACTTCCAGGCGACCGGGTTGGAAATGGCGGTGACGACATGCAGCTGATTGGCGTTCACTGAGAACCCTCCATGGTTCGGTTCAAACGAAAGAGGCCGAGATTGCGGTCCCGGCCTCCCTATTTTGCAGTTATCTTCACTTCATCAGCAGAAGTAGAAGTTCATTTCGTCGTTGCCGAGCGCCCGGGCGAAGGTGAGCGCCGCGTCATAGACCTGGATGCCGTGCCTGTCAGCGTAGGTCAGGCCCTTGTACTGAGCGTTCGGGGCGAAGATCCACACCGTGTTGCCGGCGACGGTGCCGACGCGCATTTCGAAGGGCATCTGCAGCGAAGCCGCCATGTTGCCCCAGAAGTCGTTGTTGGCGACGTTGTCCGATTCCGGGTTGATCCCGCCTTCCGGCTTCCTCGAGACGATGCGGACCCCGATGTAGCCGTCGGTGGACGACACGTTCTCGCGGATCTGGACGTCGTTCGCCTGATTGAAGGTGAACTTCTCCACCACCGCCTGGAACAGGTTGAGGTTCAGGCGGGCGACCTGGACCTGCGAAGGCAGCTCCGTCTCGAAGGTCGGCGTCGGGTTGGCGCTGTCCACGGGCGCGTTGTAGAGGCCGGTGAACGTCCACTTGACCGTGGCGTATGCGCCGGCCTGCGCCGTGATCTCGAAGGTGCCGAAGGCACCCGGCATCGTGTGGAGCACGCTGTCCTTGTGCATAGCGAGCGTGATCGACTGGATGTTGTCGGAGATCGGCGTCGCGGCGATGCCAGGCGGGAGGAGCCAGAACACCCACTGCATGCCGACCGTCAAGTTGCCCGACCAGGTCGGGGTGATGGTCGCGCCGAAGGTGCCGAGCGAGATCGGCGTGCCCGAGGTGACCGCGGCCGAGGACGAGCCCTGGCCCGTGGTGTCGGACGTGACCGTGACGTGCGCCGTGCCGGATGCGCCGCCGGTCGACACCGTGACGATGTACTCGACCACGTCGGTGTTGGTCGCCGAGCCGGTGCTCGACGCCCAGGAGACGGGATTGAGGATCGCGCCGACGCCGAACGGGCCGAGGCCCGCCGAGGTCGCATTGGCGGTCAGCGTGTAGCCACAGGCTTCGAACAGCCGGGTGATGATCGGCGCGTTGCCGATCAGGCCCGTGTTCTGCAGACCGTTGCCGCGGAGTTCGGTCTCGAACTCCATCTTGGCCAGCTTGCGGCCGATCAAGTGCGGCAGGGGCGACAGGTCGGGGTGGGCGAAGGTGCGCTCGAGCACGTTCGGGGTGACCGTGAAGGTCGGGTTGGTGACGAGAAGGCCGTCGCTGTTACCGACCGTCGCGGCGGTGCCGTAGGTGCTTTCCATTGCACCCTGGAGCACCGCCTTGCGAGTAAGAAGGACCGACATCGTTCATTTCTCCTTGAAGGTTTGTCCGATGCCTGTTCCTCAGCCCGCGATCGCCAGAAGCGGCTTGCTCGTGATCGCGATCGTGTTCATCGCGTTCAGGACCGCGGCGATGGTCGAGATGTTGTTCTTGACCCCCGCGAGCCAGGTGTTGACCGCCGTGTTGAGCAAGGTGGGCGTGCCCGTCGTGCCGCTGACGCCGGCCGCCGTGGTGGCGGAGAGCGCAGCCAGCGCGCCAGTCGAGCTGACCGTGCCGCCGAGCGCGTCGGTCCCGAGCGGGGCGACGTTGTAGAGGCCGGCGAGCTTGCTGGTGTAGTAGCCGAGGGTCGACAGCGAGTTGTCGATGATCGCCATGTCGGCGAGCGCCGAGACCTGGTCGACCGCGATGTTGCCGCCGCCGCCCGAGCCGTCGACTGCCGTCAGCGAGGAGCTGATGACCGAGAGCGTGCTCGAGACCGTGCCACCCGTCGAGTCGACGATCGAGTACTGGGGCAGCGTGCCGATGTCGACGTTCAGCTGGTTCAGGGCGAAGGCCATCGAGGAGATGGCGTTGCGGATGACGCCGAGCTGGGTGTCGAAGCCGGCCTTGGGAGCCGAGGTCGAGGCCGCACCGTTCGCCGGGGTCGGGAGCGCGTCGGCCGCGAGAGCCGAAGCAGCCGTGCCGCCGGTCGAGTCCGTCGGAGCCTCGGTGCGGGCCGAGGGGACGAACTGGTTGTAGACGTAGGCGATGGTCGCGAAGGCGTTCGCCACAGCCGCGAGCCAGTTGGTCGTGTCGGTGACGAGGACCGAGGACGCGCCGGCCGCGCTGGTGCCGACCGAGGGGAGCGTGACCAGATTGACGAACGGCCAGGTCGCGCCGTCGCCCGCCTGGAGCGAGCTCTTGACCTTCGGCTCGCCGATGGCGACGAGGATCTCGTTCAGCCCCATCACGAGCTTGATCAGGTTCTGCTCGACGACGTTGGCCGCGCCCTGCGCAGTTGCCCAGTCGACGGTCGAACCGACGGCCGCGCCGGTGCCGGTGAGGTCCTGCGCCGGGATGGTGTTGGCGGAAGCGACCGTGCCTTCGGCGTAGTTGAGGAGAGGCAGACCGAGCAGCTTGCGGGTGTTGTTGAGCGTCGAGACCACGACCGCCGTGGCGTTCTTGATCTTGCCGAGCGAGGTCGTGAAGGACGACTGAGACTCGCCGAGGGAGGCCGTGACCGTATTGACCGGGAGCGCCGGGGCGTTGGCGACGGTCGGGAAGGACTGCGTGCCGCCCGAGTTGTCGGTGAACGAGGAGAGCGAGGCTCCCCAGATCTTCGTCTGCGCGTTCTGGATGAGGAGGGCGCGGAGCACGGCGGCGAGCGAGTCCTTGCCGCGCGTGAAGACGTGAGAAAGACCCGAGAAATGGGTGATCGGAACCTTAACCGAGAGTTCAGACATGGAGCACCTTGTGAGGTTGTGGTGCGCCGGGGCTTATGCCGGCTCCAAGCTGTTTGCAGTTATCTGCAAATCAGTGAGCGGGTCAACGAACGTCTCGACTCTGGTCTACAAACGGAGCGTCAGAACACCGGATTGCGATTCCGCGGGTCGGCGTAGCCGTGCCGGTACTGGATGTCGACCACCACGACCGCCAAAGCCGAGCGGTCGGCGTAGGTGATCAAGTCGACCTCGGTCTTCATGATCTTGGTGTCGAGCGCGAGGCCGCCCCAGGTGCGGTCCTGCGTCAGGCCGCGCTCCACCACCGTCACCGCCTCTTCCATGGCGACTCCAGGCGGGTCGTCGTCCCGATTGACGGTCATGCGAATTTCCATGTTCACCGTCAGGTGCCGCTCGACATAAGGCATGGTCTGGAACGATTCGCGGCTGTCGTCGGTGGCGACGATGCCGAGCGAATAGTGGTGCCGATGGTCGAACTTGACCAGCGGGCCGATCTGCACAGAGTCCCAGGTGATGCCATACGGGTCGGCGGACGGCTGGTCGGCCGTCATGTTGTCGAAGAAGGTCTGGATCGCCTGCAGGATCTGCAGCTTGACCGAGGTCATGTTAGTGGGCACCGGAACCCTCCGTGGCGGCCTTGACCATCTGATCCATGGCGCGATTGACGAAATAGGGGACGCCGGCCTCGAGCGTGGTCCGCATGTTGAGGCGCGGCGGGATGGTCACCGACGTCTTCAGGACGTAGAGCGGCACGACCATGGTGCCACGGCGCTGGAAGATGAGCAGGTTGCCGGCCTTCGACTTGGCGACGAACGTGTTCGGCCAGTCGCGCGGGCTCGACTTGATCGGCACGCCCCGGCTGTCGAGCGCCGCCGTCAACGGGATGGCGAGGAACTTCCCCCGCTTCGGCGTGATGGTGCCGCCGGTCTCCTGGATCTTGGCGTAAGGGACGTCCGCGCCGATCTGGCCGGTGATGGCGGTGAAGGTCGAGCCGTCCACCCGGACGCTCTTGATGATCGAGTTGATGAGATCGCCGCTGCGCCGTGACAGCGAGGTGTCAGTCGTCCCGTCGGGCCAGG